AATTTTATGATAATAGCATTAGTTCTCAATACAGATATTCTTATCCAGCCGATAGATCTTGGGAATACTTTTTAACCGATGATTTATATTATAATAGAGATGACAATGCAATTGAAATAGCATACTCTGAAAGCGGAGTTTCAAAAACTGTATACCTAACAGACTTAGTTACTATTCCGCTGGGAATTACAATGGATTCTTCTAAAATTGAATGGTATGGCGATAATGGAATTATGGTGGAAACCAGTATAGATAACTCTACATGGGTTCAATGCATGAATGGTGAATCAATCCCTCAATATAAATTAAATAGTTTTAATTCCTCAGGCTTTGTTTATTTAAAGATAACCTTATCCACCACAGACAATAGTAAATATCTTCCTAAGATTTCTAATTTAACTTTATCTTTTTATAATGATCAAGTAATGTATGCCCAAAATGGTGGAAGCTATATGTCGACATTTGCTGATTTGGCTGGTATATCAGATCCAGCAATAAGCCTTGGTCCTAATAAATATCCTATTTTATCTAGAGATTATAGGAATGGAATTAGGGTTCCAGCAAATTCTGGATTTTATATTAATTCCAATATACCCGTAAAGACTATAGAGTTTTTCTATACGCCAGACGCAATTACAAATAGCGGATTAATTTCTTCTATTTCAAATAACGGCTATGCGGCATCGAACTTCTCTTGGTCCTCTGGGACAATTAGTAAAACCAACATAAATTCAATATATGTAAATGGAGTAAATAAGTCCTCAGCAACTAGCATATCTAATGTTTTTACATCTAAAGATCTTCACCATGTGGTCATAACTTATACAAATTCAATTTACGGCCCGCTTAAATTTAATAATGCTTCAGGAGTAGGCGTAGGGTCCTTAATTCAAAATGTTGCCCTATACGAGGATCAATTTACGGGAACTCAAATATCAAATCATTATGATCTATATCTAGGTAGGGCTTCTGTAATATGCCAAGATTCGACTATAAACTTGACAGAAAATTCAGCTCAGGCTTATAATAATGACTGGCTCGTGATACAAAACGTATAACTTTGTCAAACCTTTGGACAAAATCTGGACTTTAACCTAAAAGAATGGTAAAATTAATACCTAATGGATATTAAAAGAGTTAAGCAATCTGTAGTAGAAGAAACTAACCTAGGAATTTATGTGTGGGAAATTGACGGCAAATGGGTTGGCGATGATGATGGTAATTATCTTTCTGTGACCTCCAAAAAAGGAAATAGAGAAAAGATTGAAATGCTTAGAAAAGCCGTTGCCCACTATGGCGTAAATAGAGGAGAGCCAAAGTTTTTGGCGGGACGCAGAAAAATTGATGACGAAGAATTTGAGTATCAACAACAAAGGTTGAAATGGGGTCTAACTCCAGATCCACTAGACATTGGCGAATACAAGGATCAAGTTAGAGCAGCAAAGGGAGCTAGATAAATGGAATTTATGAACGACGAAGAGTCATCAGATCAAATTTTTATATCAAACGATTCTGATTGGATTAAGTTTAATAAGAAGCCAGTTGTAGAAAATGATCCATTTAAAATTGAAGGCGCAGAATTAAAAAAGGTTAATGGACTAGGCTCATCATTTAAACGTAAAGTTTCAAGAGATTTACAAAAAAGATTTGTGGGTCAAGAAGGAGCGGAAACACAACAAAACTTATTAGCACAAGCAATAACTGGCTATGCTATGTTCGATCTTATTGAGCCACCATACAACTTAGAATATCTTTCCAGAATTTATGAAATCTCTCCATACAACTATGCAGCAATTAATGCAAAGGTGGCGAATATTGTTGGACTAGGATTCTCATTTGTAGAAACAAGAAAGGCCAACGAAGCCCTTGACAGCATTTCAGATGAAAGACAATTAGAGCGGGCACGTCGTAAATTAAATAAGCTTCGTCAAGACCTAGATTCTTGGCTAGAAGAAGTAAATGAAGAAGAAACATTTACAGAAACATTAATTAAAGCTTATGTAGATTTAGAAGCAACAGGAAATGGTTACATTGAAATAGGCAGAACAACTGCTGGCAACATTGGATACATTGGGCATATTCCTGCAAAGACAATGCGAGTACGCAGACTTCGTGATGGCTTTATTCAATTGCTTTATGGCAAGGCAGTATACTTTAGAAACTTCGGAGATCAAGAAACTGAAAACCCAATTGCAGATGGATCAGATCGTCCAAATGAAATTATTCACCTAAAGAAATATACTCCAATGAATAACTACTATGGAATTCCAGATATTATTGCAGCACAAAATGCTATGGCGGGAAATGAATTTGCTGGAAAGTATAATCTAGACTACTTTGAAAACAAGGCGGTCCCAAGATATATCATTACAGTTAAAGGTGCTAAACTAGCTCCAGAGTCAGAGCGTAAATTATTAGAATTTTTCCAGGTCGGATTAAAAGGTAAAAATCATAGATCCCTATATGTTCCCCTTCCAGCCGATAGTGCAGACTCAAAGGTTGAATTTAAAATGGAGCCAATTGAGGCAAATTCTCAAGAGTCCTCATTTAACGTTTATCGTAAATCAAATAGAGATGAAATTCTTTTGGCCCATAGAGTTCCAATTAGCAAAATCGGATTACCTGAAGGAGTCAATTTGGCTTCAGCCAGAGACTCAGATAAAATGTTTAAAGAGCAGGTATGCCGTCCAGCACAGGATATTTTAGAAAAGAAATTAAATAAAATAATTGAAGAAAAGACAGATGTGCTATTAATTAAATTTAATGAATTAACCTTGACTGATGAAGATACTCAATCTAAGATAGATGAGAGATATTTAAGAATGCAGGTAATTACCCCTAATGAAGTTCGAATTAGAAAAGGTATGGTTCCAATTGATGGTGGAGATTCAATTGTTCAATTAAAGCCACAACAGGCTGCCGAACAAACTGCACAAGCTATGAATTCTCGTCAAAGAACTCAGGAGCGGGATGCTAATTCTCCAGATATTTCTGGGGAGGCTAGAAATCCAAAAGGAGAGGGTAGAGTAACCGCTTAATTATTAGGCAACTAGTTATTTGCCTTTTGACGTATACAAGTATAAAATTGAGCATATGAATATTGAAAAATCTAATTGGTCTTCCAATGGCGATAATATCATTTTATCTGTTCCATTCACAAAAGTTAATCGTGAAAAGAGAACAGTTTCTGGTTTTGCCACACTAGACAATATCGATCAAACAGGAGATGTAGTAACCGCAGAAGCAAGCCTAAAAGCTTTTGAAAACTTTAGAGGAAATCTTCGTGAGATGCATCAACCAGTTGCAGTGGGCAAAGTAGTTTCTTTCAAGCCAGAAACATTTTATGATCCAGCAACAAAGGAATTTTTTAATGGAGTATATGTAGATGCATATATCTCAAAGGGCGCCCAGGATACATGGGAAAAAGTTTTAGACGGAACACTTCAAGGTTTCTCAATCGGCGGAAAGATCATTGAGTCAGATAATGAAGTAAACAAATCAACAGGTAAGACAGTCAGATTTATTAAAGACTATGATTTGATGGAGCTATCAATTGTAGATTCTCCAGCAAATGAGTTGTGCAATATTCTTTCAATTCAGAAAGTTAATGGACAATTAGTATTTAAAGGAATGGCTGCAGAAGTTGTAACAGAAAATATTTTTTATTGTTCAGAAAGTGACTCTGTTTTTATCTCAACAGAGAAGACATATGAATCACCAGTAACTGGTAAACCAGCGGAACTAATCGGTTGGGTAGAAAGTTCAGATGTTAATAAAGGAAAAGAGATAGACAGAATTCTTGCTTCATTTAAGAAGTCAAGATTACCGTTGCCTGCAATACAAACAATTGCAAAACAGGCAAACGCAGAAGGAGGTAATGAAGTGTCAGAAAACACAGAAAACGTAGTTGTAGAAGATGCAGCAGCAGAAGTTGCAGCACCAGAAGCAGCCGTAGAAACTCCAGCAGTTGCAGAAGATGCAGCAGTTGAAGAGGCACCTGTAGAAGATACAGTTGCAGACGCTTCTGCCGAAACTCTGGAAAAGGCAGCCGACGTATCAGAAGTTGAGGTTGATGAACCTGATTTTGCAAAGATGCTAGGTGACCTAAAAGGCTTTTTCGCAGAAACTTTAACAAAAGCTTCTGAAGCAAATGCTGTTCAGGTTTCAACAATCAAAGAGACTGTTGAGACATTTAGCAAGAGCGTTGAAGGCCGAATTTCAGAATTGGCAGAGAAACACACAGCATTAAGTAATGCTGTAACAGAAATACGCAACACCATCAATGGTGTAGAAAAGCGTGTCGATGCAGTAGAAAATGAGACTGCAATTAAGAAGTCCTCAGACCTTGGCGGGTCTCAGGAAGTAACAATTAAAAAATCTAAATGGAACGGTTCTTTCCTCGGTTCCGTACAGGAAATTTTCAATTAAAAAAAGGGTAGGTAAAACTATGAGTAATGAACTATTAGAAAAATCAGTAGCCGCTAATACTTCCGTAACCGCTAATATGTCTGGGTCTGCAGTAGCAACCACAGGCGTACACATCGGTTCCGAAGGTGAGGGTGGATTACTGAATCCAGAGCAATCAGCTCGATTCTTAGATTATATGTTCGACGCAACCGTAATTGGTAAAGTTGCACGTACAGTAAGAATGAAGTCTGATACAACTGAAATTGATCGTATGTCCGTAGGCGAAAAGCTTATGAAACTTGCGACAGAAGCAGATGATACTTCAGCAAATAGCGCAGTATCTTTCTCAAAAATTTCTTTGACAACAAAGAAGTTACGCCTAGATTGGGAACTATCAACAGAGTCTCTAGAAGACAACATTGAGGGTCCAGATCTAGAAGACCACATTGCACGTATGATGGCAACACAAGCAGGAAATGATATTGAGGATGTAGTTCTTAACGGAAATACAGCTTTAACATCAGATGCTTTGTACAAGTCATTTGACGGTGTAGTAAAGAAGGCAAAGACATACGGTCATGTTGTTGATGCTGGTGGAGCTGCTGTTTCTCGTGCTGTATTTAACAGCGCATTAAAGGCACTTCCACGTAAGTACAAGCAACGCCGTTCAGATCTTCGCTTCCTAGCAGGATCAAACTTAATTCAGGACTTCCTATATGCTAACAGCATTGGAACAAACCAGACAATTCCACAAGATATTGCTTCAAGCATTATCCGTGGGCAAGAGGTTCAACCACTAGGTGGACCTGCAGGATATGTGGCACCATTCGCATTCGGTATTCCGATTGTTGAAGTTCCACTTCTTCCAGAGGCACAAGATGGTGACTATTCAGGAGAGACTGGTAATCACGGAGATATCCACTTGACATTCCCAAATAACGTAGTTATTGGTATCAAGCGTGATGTAACTGTTTACCGATTCTTCTGGCCACGTAAGGACTCTATTGAATACACAATGTATACTCGTGTAGGCGTTCAAATCGAACAAGCTGATGCTTGGGTTGTAGTAAAGAACGTTAAGGTTGCTTCATAAGTAATCTTTAATAATTAAGTTGGGCCTGGCAATAGCCAGGCCCTTCTTATTTTATATTTATATACCCTTCCCCTTTAATTCCTTTAATGCTATAATAAATATACTTGAACAAAGGAGATTATTGTGTCATTTGAGACATTAAAGATATCTGAACTAAAAAAGGTAGCCGAAGATTTCGGTGTAGGTACAGAAGAATTAAAAAACAAGACTGACATTATTGCTGCACTTTCAGAAGAAGGCGTAACCTGGGCCGTGTATCAAAAAACAATTAAAGATATTGAAGACAATTTAGAGGAAGCTCCAGAGCAACCAGTTAAATTTGATCCAAAGAAAGAACTATCTGAGGATAGCGTTTTAGTCAAAATGACTAGACCAAACTTTAGATACGACATTACGGGATTTACTTTTACAAAAGAGCACCCATTTGTTGCAATGACTAAGGATCAAGCGCAGTCAATTTTTGATAAGGAGGAAGGTTTTAGATTAGCTAACCCAACAGAGGTACAAAGTTTTTATAGCTAATTAAAATCTTAATATGGCAGAGATTTATGTAAACAGTAACACCCCAATTAAAACAAAAATATATTGGGAAGGTGAACTCGTAGAGCCTAGTGGTAACGTAACTGCTGCCATATATGATATTACAGAAGATCCTGCCATTAGTCCAGCAATTCTTCCAACAACTATTTTAACAACACTTACGGCAACAGCTGTAGAAACAGATATAGGAACATATCAGATAGTTCTGCCATTTTCTTATTCTGTAAGAAATAGAAAATTTAAAGTTGTCTGGTCTTATACGGTCAGCTCAGTTGCTGGAACCCATACTACATATGTTGATGTTGTAACTCCATATATAAATTTTGGAGACACAATAGATAGTTTAAATTTTGGTTCCGATCCAAGCGATCCAAATTATAAAACTTACAGAGAATTACAAATAGCAGAAAAATATGCACGTAAACTTATTGAAGAATATACTAATCAAGAATTTTATTTATACAATGACACTGAGGTAGTTTATGGAATGAATTCGGACATTCTTCCGCTTCCATATAAAATAGATACAGTTTATCAACTGTACTCAAACGATATTTTATTAATAGACAATAATACAAATCCAGTTACAAACAACTGGACCTATACTCCAATTATTTCAGAAACTGGATTCGGCATTAGAGTAGACAGAACTTATCTAATTGATAATACAGTGTATGTTGCTAACGGAATGGTACCTCCAACAATTAATGATAATATAAATGGCGCTTTTGCAAAAAATGTTAGATATAAAATAGTTGGCAAGTATGGCTGGAATGAAGTCCCAGACAATGTCCAACAAGCCTGTGTAGAGTTAATGAAAGATTACTTCGCCAAGGATAACATTTGGAAAAACAAATACGTTAAAAACATTCAAACATTTGACTGGCAATTTGAATATGATTCAAACGCATACCGTGGAACAGGAAATGCATATGCAGATCAACTGCTTAGTCCATATGTCATAAATGGAATGGTTGTTGTTTAATGCAAGACCTAATCCAGTCCGTTCTACCAATGAAACTGGATGTGTATAGACAACTAGACACACAAGATCCAGATACTGGGGCTATTAAAAAAGAATGGTTATTTTACAAAAGCGTAGACTGTCATGCTAAAGGCGTTATAAGTAACTCGGCAACTACTAGAAGTAGCGATAAACAAATATTTAATAACAAATATGTTAACGATCAAATAATTCAAGTTAGAACCGAAGGCAGATTAACAACACGGGAAAAAGTTACAAATATCCGTGACATGAGTGGTAACTATATTTGGGTGGAATTAGACTTTCCAACAGAGACTCCCACCGTATTTGAGGTTATGGGTACTACTCCATTAACCGACCCATTTGGCAGAGTTCTTGGATACAACTCATCTATGAAGAGATCGGAGAACCAACAAATTGGACTCTAGTGCTATGCTACTAGCCGCAGCCTCAGGTCTTGAAAGACTTATGATTGGCAGCCGCAACGACGGCGTTTTAAAAGATAGTAATGTGGCTCAAATCTCGGCAGCCCTATATTATCAATCTAATGTTATTGCAAAATTAACAACAAGCAATCAATTTAAAAGTAAATTTAAAAAAACCATATATACTCAGATAAATAAAGACTTTGGAGAATATATGGATGCTCAGGCCAGGTCAAAGCCTAGAAGTTTTCACCATGTTTATGAATGGAAAAAGTCTGGACTCCCTACTGCTAGATTATTTAAATTAAAAATGATAGATACAACAGGTATTTCTTTTAAAATAGATTTTGAATTTATCCCATCTAAATCCGCCGTCCCAAGCTCAAAAGGTAGACGTAGACACGTATTTGCTAGCAAAGCATCTGTGATGGAGGCTGGAATGCCCCTAACAATTGCCCCAAGGGCCGCAGAGCGCCTAGTATTTGAAACTGATACTGGAACAGTGTTTATGCCTAAAGGGGCCTCAGTGACCGTTAAAAGGCCAGGAGGGCCTGGTGTAAAAAATCAATTTACCCTATATTATAGTAGATGGTTTAGTAGCAATTTAGTAAACCTATCAATTAAGAGATCTGGATTCCAACAAATATTTAACTCAGCAATGTCTAAGTCCTTAAGATTACCATCCCCAATTAAAAGAGTTCAATATTCATTTTCCCCAAATTCAATTCGGCAAATGGCTGATGCTGCAGTCGAAGCATCCTTTGGAGGGTCAATGGTATGACAGTTAATTATAAATTAGATGCAGTCCTGGAATTAAGAAAGTTCCTTTGGAGCGAATTAGTCGATAGAGAAATTTTTACTGAAACAGAATATTATAGCGATAATATTGGGGACACTATTATTCCAATTATTCCAGTACAACAGTCGGCAGAAATGAACCAGTTTTTGAGCGGAAAGAAACATATCGTTTATGACAAGATCGGTATGTCTTATGAAGACAATTGGTTGATATGCTGTGAGCAAGTTCTATTTACTATATACTCAACAGATATTTCAGATATTAATGAGATTAGAAATTTCATGACCGACCAATTTAGAAGAATGGACGATTCGGCCAAAGACGTAAATAGCTTTGATACCCTATCTGATAAATTTAAATTCCACAGTATTTTTATTGCTGATATATCCCCAACTGCCCCATCAGAGGAGATACAGGGATTTTTGTCGGCAGATGTAATATTAGAGGTTAAATATTCTCGTATTACAGATACCGTTGGCCGATTCTCATAATTTGCCTTATGGCCCAAAATGGCCTATTATTGGATATGAGGAAAGAAAAGCCTAGCCAGCTTAGATTTTTTAAATATATATATATATTTAATATAGGAGGAAAATAAACTATGGCACAATCCGTAGGTAATGCTAAAAACATTCTTGTCGGTGCATCTCCATTGTTCTTGTCAACTATTGACGTTAACGATTCAGATTACATCGAAAACGCAGAGCCAGGTGTAGCAATTACTGCAACTTCTGGCAACGTAGCTATCCCAGCTTTTGCAACAAACGTATCATATACAACATCATTAAACAATGTTGATCAGACAGCAGGGAAGTTTGGATACCGCAACGTTGGTTTTACTAACAACGGTCTTCAAATTACATACAACCCAACATACGACAACGTAACTGTAGATCAGTTACTTGATACAGCTAAGCTGTTCAAGTCTGCTATGGAGGTTATGATCATGACAGAAATGTCAGAAGGTACACTCGAGAATATCGTAGCTGTATTCGGACAAAATGCATCATCTCTAACAACATCAGGAACTGGAGACACTAAAAAAGACGTACTTGGTCTTGAGGCAGGTTCTTTAGGAGCAGCCCCAACAGAGCGTCAATTGATTGCCGTTGGCCAAGCACCTACAGCTGATTCAACATCATCTGAGCGTGTATACTATGCACGTCGAGTATTGTCTGTACAACAGTCACAATTCTCGCTTGCTCGTACTACTCCAACCACATTCCCAGTGACTTTCCGTCTTCTACCAGATGCTAACTACTCTGGCTCAGAATACGGCAAGATTATTGACCGTGTATTAGTAGCATAATAAATTTAATTTATTAATAGAGACCCCCAAGAAATTGGGGGTTTTCTATTTGTATTAGTAATATGGTTTTGTTATAATAATTAAGACTATCCAAGGAGGATATAAATTGGCTACAACCATATATAACGTAGAAGAAATCGAGCTTCAAAATGGAGCTAAGGTTAAGTTAAAACCATTGACAATCAAAGAACTAAGAAAGTTCATGGCTGCAATTCAAAAGACTTCAGAGTCAAAAACAGAAAACGAAACATTAACAATCCTTATTGATGCCTGTGCAGTGGCATTAGAAAAACAATTACCAGATTTGGTAAAAGATCGAGATGCATTAGAAGATGCTCTGGACGTACCCACAATCAATCGCATACTTGAAGTATGTGGTGGGATTAAGATGGACGACCCAAACCTTCTAGCGGCAGCGGTTCTGGCTGGTCAGAACTAGATTTAGCCGCTCTATTAGGGGAAGTTTTTCTTTTAGGTAATTGGAAAAATTACGAAGAACTAGAAGAAAGTCTTTCAATGCCAGAGTTAATACAAACTTTTAAGTCGATGCAGAAAACTGAAGAAGAGAAAAGAAAATTCTTGGCTATGCTTCAGGGCGTTAACTTAGAAGAAGAAAAAACAGAAGGTCCAACCTTTGAAGATGTAAGAAGAAAGGCGCTAGGCATAAATGCTAGTGGAGACGACATATTGTCACTACAAGGCCAGTTTGCCTCAGAGTCTGGATTTGGAATCGGAGCAGGATTAGGATACTCTAAGGAGTAGAATATAATAAATGGCTGACGAAAATATAGTCACGAATATAGTCGCTAAAGCCGACTTTTCAAATCTTATTGCAGATCTTAATAAGGTTTCATTTTCGTTAACTAAATTACAAGATCAACTAGTAGCTTCCAATAAAATGTTGGCAGCTCAAGTTGGTGTAATGAATAGGTCATTTGCCGACACCCTAAGAAGCACTGGTCAGTTTTCCACCCACTTTGTCAGCCTTTCATCTGATGTAGAAAAATTTGGTTCTCAATTAGACAGAGGCCAGATGAGACTTGGAAAATTTTTTCAAGTTTATCGTCAACACGCAACCTCTACTGGCGGATTAGTAAGAGATTTAGCAAAACAACAGGTACAATTACAAAACGCAATTATGCAACCCTTGGGCAAAAACGCTCAAGGGTTAATGCAATATAATGTTCATATCCCAAGAGGTTTAGATTTAGTAAAAAATAAATCTTTAATAGCAAGACAAGAACTACAAATTATGAACAAGGTAGTTCAAGAAGGCGCTAACTCATTAATTAACTGGGGTAAAAATACTCAATGGGCAGGACGTCAATTAACAGTAGGATTAACCGTACCACTAGCAGCATTTGGAAAGGCATCGGCAGATGCATTTAAACAAGCAGATGAACAATTAGTTCGTTTAACAAAAGTTTATGGCGGAGTAGCAGCAGTATCAGCACAGGAACTTGGAAAAGTAAGAGCTGATGTTTCAAAAACTGCAGAAGATCTAGCAAAGTCATACGGCTCGTCATTTAAAGACACAATTGCTTTAGCTGCAGATATTGCAGCAACTGGAAAACAAGGTAATGATTTATTGGGATCTATACGAGAAACAACACGTTTAGCCGTCCTTGGTGAAGTTGATAGACAAGATGCAATGAAGGCTACTTTAGCAATTCAAACAGCATTTAAACAAAATACAGAAGAATTAGCAGAATCAATTAACTTTTTAAACGCAGTTGAAAACCAAACATCGACCACCCTTAATGACTTGGTAGAAGCAATTCCAAAAGCTGGACCAATTATTAAAGGACTTGGTGGAAGCATACAAGACTTAGCATTATATTTAACAGCAATGCGAGAAGGCGGAATCAATGCCTCTGAAGGAGCTAACGCTTTAAAGTCAGGTCTTGCCTCTCTTATTAATCCAACTAAAGTTGCAAAAGATTTATTTAATGGGTTTGGAATATCCTTAACAGATATTGTTCAAAAAAATGCTGGAAATACAACTGCAACAATATTGGAATTACAAGCAGCATTAGAAACATTAAACCCGCTTCAAAAGCAACAGGCACTAGAACAATTATTTGGTAAATTCCAGTTTGCTCGTATGAATGCTTTGTTTGAGAATTTAGGAAAACAAGGAAGCCAGACTTTGCAAGTATTAGATTTAATGAAGGCTAGCTCCCAAGAATTAGAGGCATTGGCTACTCGAGAATTAGGACAAGTAACAGAATCAGCATCTGGTAAATATCGTAGAGCGGTAGAAGGATTAAAGGCAGATTTAGCTGGAATTGGAGAGCAGTTCTTAAAGATCAATACAAGTCTTATTAATTTTGTTGATGGAATAATTAAGTTTGTTCAAAAATTACCAGATCCAATTAAACAAGCATTAGGATTTATGGGAATGTTAACGGCGGCGGCTGGACCATTAATCATGTTAACTGGTGTACTCGGAAACTTCTTTGGCTATATTATTAAAGGTGCTTATCATTTTAAAGCATTATTTAAGGGTGGAGAAGGATGGAGGCTATTAACTCCAGAAATTTTAGCAGCACAAAAAGCTGGTAATTTAGTAGAACAAACATTTTATAGTGATGCTAAAGCAGCAGCGGTATTAAAACAAGCAATTGCTGGACTAACTGCAGAGTTTACAATATTACAACAAAAAGCATCATCTGCTGCAATGTCAGTTAATCCCGCCATATCAACAACTGCTGGTAATGTTATAGTTGCAGGCCCAAGAGTTGTAAATCCTAACCACCCACTTGTAGGTAAAATAGACACAAGAGCGGCTGCACATCATAATCCAAGAGGATTGATGAATCAAGCACAAAGAGATGCCCAAACAATTCACTCTGTTACTCCTGGATCAATTGATGTAAATCAAAAAATAGGAACTGTTCCTCAAATATTTATGGCAGGAGATATGCCAAAAATTGAAGGATTAACATCTTCAAGAGGTGCTTCTACGGGAATAGTGGCTGGAGAGGCAGCAAAGTGGCATGCGCTTATGGGATCCCTATCTATGTTAAGTAAAAGAGAAGTTGCTACATTAAAGAAAGAAATTGCAAGAACTGGAACCTTTAGCGAAGATATAAGTAACACTTTTAGTCAATTGTTAGTGCCAATGACAGATATAACTACAAATGCTGCTAATAGATCTGCTCAAATAGTTGCTCAATTACAATCTGGAAAAATTACAATGGAAGCAGCTCGTGCAAAAATTATTGCATTAAATACAGAAATAGAAGCAATGATGGCTACAGCAACAACTCAAGTTGCAACATCGCTAGGTCGGACTGCAAATTTAACTCAAGTCCCCCTCACTTCACAAGCCATTGTAAGTAATACTGGAAAAGCAAATTTAAAAGAAATATTTAGACCTGGCAGAAAGGGCAAGACAATAGTTGATGCTATTGCTAGGGCCCTTGGAGTAAGAACATATGGCGCTGGATATTCAACAGAAACAACAATGCCAAAGAAATTTGCAACAGGCGGAATGGTTGTTCCTGGACCAAGATCAGATACAACAGATACTCAATTTATGAATTTAATAGAAGGAGATGTCGTATTAAATAGAAAGGCATCAGATGCCTTAATGGGATATAACAAAGGCGGCAGAGTAGTACCAGCAATGGTAACTCCTGGAGAAATTATAGTTAATAACCCAACACCATCAGAAGCTGAAGCACTATTAGCATATAATAATCAATTTGCAGCTGGAGGTATGGTAAGAAATTCAAAAAATAATTATGGTTTAGTAGGTCTTGGAAGAATTGGAAGGCCTCGTGGAATAAGTAGATCTTCAGGATATGATACTCCAAGAATAAGATCTAGGGACGTCAGATCTTCTGTAATAATTGGTAAAACAGAAATTCCTACAAGAGGAGCAAATACAGCTGCAGGATTAGAAACTAGTATATTGAATTCTAATAATCCACAAATGGCAGCACAAGTTGCATCACAATATGCTTCTACTATTACAAGGGCAACACATAATAGGGCTGGAACAATTCAGCAAAAAGATTTATCACCAGACTCTGAATTAGGAAAACTTTGGCAAAAAGCTAAACTTGGATCACTATATTCTTCAAGCGCAGTAACACACGCAACTCATGCAACAAGAGCAAGGATTGCTAGGGATGGAAGTAGATTTGTTAGTAGATATACTTATCAATATGATTCTTATGCAAATCAAAGATTAAAAACAGGGATACCAGTAAAAGATTTTATTTTATTAAATTCTAAACATAAAGGAAAATATAATGATCTTTTTGCAAGAACTGGGGTACCAAAAAAAGAATGGGCTAATTTAGAAAATAAAATAGACAAAGATTTGTTTTTAAAATATGGCAAAAACAACTCAATTATTAGTGATGATTTACCAGGTACCCTAACACTAGAAGATAGTTTCTCACCAGTAGTTGATGGTGCTATACTAGATTATTTTGGAAAAGATCAAGTTTCTAGACAAAGGGCAAAAGGCATTATTAAAGACCTTAAAGTCACCGACGTACTAAGAAGTAAAAAAACAACTGCTCAAGCTTTAAATTTAGGTGGAATGGTTGGAAAAGCTTTAGCTCCAAAATTTAAATCACAATTAAATAAAAAATTAGGTATTACATGGGGACAAGGATTAGCTGGAGACGGGCTTACAAACAATCCCCCAACTTCAGGATATGGAAACCTTGCTCTTCAAATTGGAATGGGTAAAAAATTATTTGGTGGATCTGGTTTAACTCCTAGAGCACAAAACTTAATGTACGATGCTTTAGCAAGCGAACTTGAACAAACAACTCCTGATACTTACCTAAAAGTTCAAGGTGTTAGAGGACCAAAATTAGCAAGAGCAATGGCCCCAGGCCAAACAAACGGAATGCTATTTGGTGCCGCTTCTACCGTAGCAAGGCATCGTGGAATTAGTAAAAAAGATAGAGAAATACTTGCATTATGGTCTTCTGATCCATTTAAAAACAATTATCCAAAAGGATTGCTTAGTAAAATAACTGGAAAAATGTTTGGATATAATCGTGGCGGAATGGTTTCAATGCCACCACAAATTCCAATTCCAGCACAAAATGGACAAAAATATAACAGAGGTGGAATGGTTGGGCCAATTGGTCAAATGATTGGTGGAACTGCTGGGTGGATGGGCGGACAAGCATTAGGAACAGCAGTAGGTGGAGATATTGGTGGAATGATTGGCGGAATAACTGGATCATTTGCAATTCCAGCATTACTATCAGGTTCTGGTAGAGCCGCAGACGATGCTACTCCAAAAGTTGGAAGATTTAAATCTGCAATATCAGCAGTTATAGGACTTCCTGGTCCAGTAAAATTATTAGGCGGACTACTTGCAGTTGGAGCTGCAATGAAAACAATTAATGACAAAATTAAAGAACACAGAGAGACTGTAAATCTTGGATTTGGGCCAACAGAAGATGCAGCACAAAGACTAGGCATCAAATATAATTCTTTAACAGAACAATTAAAAACATTTTCAGAGCAAACTAAATTAAGTAAGGCAAATATTGAAGAGTACTATGCCGCAACACAAAGCTCTGGTGTCCCTGGTTTAAATTTAACTATTAAGCAATTAAAAGAATTAAAAGAAACAATTGCAAAAGATTTCCCAGACTACGTAAAGATGTTTGATGCTGCTAAACCAGATCAAGTTATTGCTAAAGCTCAACAACTAAAAGCCCAATTAATATCTGGGGGTATGGGAGCCGAAGAAGCCACTAAAAAGATTTATGCAATGATTACCGTATCTAACAAAGCCAATCAATCTATTCAAGCAATAGCAAACGAGGGATTTGTAGCAATAAAAGATAAGGCAACTGCTGCTAGCCAATCTGTAAAAACATTCAATGACTTATTAAAACAGGGTAATACAGATCAACTCACAGCATCATTTGACACAGTAGTAAATGCTCTTCAGTCTGCAGAAAAAGCATTAATAGGAACTAAAAATGCTCAAAATAAATTAATTACTGAATCTGAAGCATTTAATACTATATTAGAGTCTATTAAAGATAAACAACTTGGCGGAGTTCAATTAACTGAACAAGGCGTAGAAGCTCTTTCAAAACAAAATGGAATCTTAGCATTAATACTAAATAACACTGATACTGTTGCAGGAGCATATTCAAAAATTAAACTATATCTAAGTGGTATAGATACTGATCTTAAATCAATGAATTCTGAAATGGCTGAATTAGTTGCTAAAACAATACAATTGCAGACTCAACAATTAACTGGAGTTGGTGGAGCATATCAAAATATTTCAGATGAAATTGCAAAATACACAAGTGCAGCTTCTTCATCTAAAATTATTGATTCACAAAAGAAAGTACAAGAAAATTTAGATAGCCAAATTAAAAAACATCAAAAAATTATTGATCAAATTAAAGAAGAGGCAGACGCAAGAGTAAAAGCTCTAGATAGACAAAATCAATCAGAAAACTTTAATGTACAGATAAAGAAATTACAACTTCAATATCAAAATGCTTTAGCTTCTGGAGACATGTCTACTGCTGCACAAATTCAACTGGACATACAATCACTATCTGGTACTCGACAGAAAGATCTTGCAATAAATGCAATTAGAGATAAAGAAGCAGCTGATGTAAAAGCACAAGAAAGTATTATAGAAAGTCTTAGATTAAAGGGCGAACAGTCTCAAAAAATAGTTGATGCTGCTAATAAAAAGGCAGACGATGCAATGAAAAAGGCTTCAGAATTACAATCTTTATTATCAGAAATTGTTGCAGCTACAATAGATGCCAATAATGGATTAACAGATTTAGAAAGAAAAAATGTAGCAAATTTAGATAAAAGAGCAAAAGCTTTAGGTATAGATGCCAAACTACTTCCATCTACATTTACATATGGCCAAGGAAATCCTGCAATGACTGATGTATTTGGAACTACTGGAATAGAGGGTATAGCTAAATTATCATTAGCAGATGTAATAAATGCAAATAAAGAGTTAAGAGTAAAAGACAAAGACTTATATGCTTTAATTCAAAACTCATCGCTTAATACAAGATCTGCTGTATCTCAAATAACAACAACTCCTAATCAAAGGGGTGGCATGGTTTCTACAGTTTCAGCACAGTCTTTGGTAAGTCAAGGATATAAATTAACTCCAGGCACAGTAGTTTCTATAAATGGCACCCAGTATGTAATTTCTGGGTCTACAGATAGATCTGGACAAATTGAAGTTAAAAAGAAAGCAATGGGCGGATATATTAGAAATTATGAAATGGGATCGTTTGGTGGAGTTAGAGGCCCAGGAACTGCTACATCTGATTCAATTCCAGCCATGCTCTCAAATGGAGAATATGTATTAAGAGCCTCTGCAGTAAATGCAGTTGGCGTCCCACTACTTGATGAAATTAATAAAATGGCTATGGGCGGACTTGCTGCAAGATATGATGTTTCAAAGAAAATGGCAATGCCTTCAAATACAATGGGATATAATAGAGGTGGACCAATACAAAACTATAATGTTGGCGGACTAACAATGAATTTTGCAGATGGCGGAGAAGTAAATGGTAGAATGTTATACGAACAATTTAAGGGAGCTATGGCTCTTGACCGCCTAAAAACTGGCGGAGGGGGAAGGACAATTTAATATGGCAGCTATTTATTTACCAGTAGGCTCTTTAATATATTTAAATACTACAATTAAACTGTCTGAACATAATCGTCAACCAGTATCTATACAGCATAATAGAATTGAAAAAACACAAAGAATGTCTAATGGAACCCTTCGTAAATTCTTTGTAGCTGATAAAAAATCAATAAATGTGTCATGGAATATGCTTCCTTCATTTTCTACATTTACAGCAGATGGTGGATATGGCGCAGTAGATATTAAATCTTTTTATGATGGCGTTGCGGCTAAAGCTTCTGGAGCCTTATCTGGAAGAAGTAATTTTGATGTTACATTAAGATATAGTGGTCCATCGAATATAACAAATGTTTCGGGTAACGGTACAACAATAACGTATACGGCTGCAAATAATTTTTCTACAGGAGATAAAGTTACTATTTATGGAGTAAATCCTTCTGCATATAATTTATCAAATGCCACTATAGCATCTGCATCTTCAAGCCAGTTTACAATTACAAACACTGCAACAGGTTCATTTGTTTCTGGTGGGCAAGCTTTTGAAACAGAAACATTTAATATGATATTTACATCCTGCTCTTTTGAATTAGTTAAAAGAAATGTTAAGCAGGTTTCAGGCGACACAGCTCAGGAGTTTTGGAACGTATCTCTTTCTATGGAT